GTTTAATGCTCATCTTATTTTTTGAAATTTATATTTTTATGGATTTTTTTGTTTTCTTAAACACATAAAATCTACAAATATTTTTTATAAATTATTTTATAAAAAATGACAAATGATTTGAAACATTTTAATAAATCTCATGGATTTAGTAAACGCAAAATTATACCAGATGATAAAATGTCATATTTTGACAGTTCACTTGGGTTTGGTAAATTTAAACAAACTGCAGTTGATTTACTTAAAATAACAATTCAAATTTTAGATGAATTTGATATCGATTATTTTTTAATATCTGGAACATTACTCGGATACGTAAGACATAATGATTTTATACCTTACGATGATGATATTGATTTAATTGTAAGTTCAGATATCAAAAAACATTTACTTGTTATATTCAAAAAATATAATTGTAAATTAAGTATGATTTCTACTGGTAATTTAATAAAATTATGTTTTAAAGATAAAATTTGTAATTTAAATCATTTCAAAACATGGTCTAATTATTTATTAAATGTTAATGATTCATATTGTTGGCCTTTTATTGATTTATTTATATACGAAAAAAAAGAAGACAAAATCAATTTTTTTGGCAAAGATTGGAATGTCGATGAATTTTTTCCGTGTCAAAAAAAAGAATTTAATAATCTATTAGTTTCTATACCAAAAAACCCTGATTATTTTTTAACGAAAAATTACGGAAACGATTATATGACAATTTTAAAATCATCTGGATGGAATCATAAAAAAGAACTTCCTATAAATCAACAATATTGTATTACAATTGAAGAATATAATGAAAAATATTCGAAGAAACCGGTTCTTGGCAATGAATTTTAAACAGAAGAACTACCAGCAAATAATACCCATAAACTACCATTCCAAACATACATGTTTGTACCGCTTATAGTATATTTACCAACTGAACCAGGATTAGGAGTTGTTGCTCCTGCAGTTTGTGTTGTAAAAGGAATATATAATGATGGTCCAGACGTATAAAATTCTATAGATGTAACACTATATGTTTGACCACCATAATCATGGAAATTTAAATTTGCTGCTTGTATTATTACATTAGCAGTAGTCAAAACTGTTTGGGTTCCAGATGCGATTTTGAACACAGTAACTAAACTTTGCGAAGGATTAGATTCAATTATTAAAGTATTACCATTTGCGTAACCACCAATAGAAGATGCTCCCTCTCCATTAACTGAGATATATAAATTTCCACTTTGATTTAATATCGTAATTCTATTTGTTCCATCATTTAATGTTACATATAAATTTCCTGACGTAGTTGATGGTTTATAAGAAACTGTTGTTATTAAATTTCCACCACCTATTGTCGAAGTTGTTAATGCATCAGAAGAAGAAGTAAATGATAAAGTTTTTTGGTCTAAACTTGCTGTTACACCAGAACTTAATGTCCATAAATTATATCCAGCACCAGTAGCACCAGTAGCACCAGTAGCACCAGTAGCACCTGTAGCACCAGTAGCACCTTGGACGCCTGAAACATTGATTTGTAGTGTTCCAACAGGACCGCCTACGACTGGTTGATTAGGATCTGGTAGAATGTACAATGAACCATAAGAATAAGAATGTACTTTTCCGGACATTGTAGTACTGTCTCGTGTTACTGTAACTTGCATACCAGGAGCGAAGTCGTAAGCTGAAGAAGATATGTAAATTCTGTAGGGATCACTAAAATTATTGTAAAAAAAATCAGAAGCGGCGAGACGAAGGGAAGCACCCGTAGCACCGGTAGCACCTGTAGCACCTGTAGCACCTGTAGCACCAGTAGCACCAGTAGCACCAGTAGCACCAGTAGCACCAGTAGCACCAGTAGCACCAGTAGCACCAGTAGCACCAGTAGCACCAGTAGCACCTGTAGCACCAGTAGCACCTGTAGCACCTGTGGCACCTGTCGGTCCAGTAGCACCAGAACCGCCAAGTATAGAAGATGACAGAATAGATAATAAATCTTCTTGTTCTTGTCGTGTTGTATTCACGACTTTAAAGCTCATTTATTATATATTTTATAATTTTTTTTTTAGAAAAAAGAATGAATATAAAGAATAGAATAAATAATAAAAAATGTTCGACGAAACTATAAGAAACGGTGTTGATGCGAAATTGTTTGTTTATGAAGAAAACGCAGTAAATTTATCCGAAAAACAAATCAATCTTCAAAATATTATCAAAACTACTTTTTTTAAAAATAATGATATCGATAATTCCAATTGTATTCTTATAAATATCGAAAGCGACGAAGAACGATACAAAAGAAGTGTCAAAGAATTTAAAAAATTAACTTTATCGAATTTTTTTCATTTGAAAGCAACTTTCTGGAAAAATAGAATTGGTTTTATTTATGATTTACAAAACATATTATGTTATCTACGACAATTCAATGATAACATTACTTTACCAATAGGTGGTATAATTATTAATGAATTTTCAGAAATAAATGATCCTAATATTTTTATACAAGATGGACCTTTAGCTTGTTATTGTAGTCATGTAAGGGCTTTAATTTATGGATACAATAATTTCAACGATTATACAATCATTGTTGAAGATGATATATCAATTACTAATACAGAAAACATTGAAAAATATTTACCTTGTATTCCTGATGATTGGGATATAATTTGTTTCAATTCTGCACCGAAAAATCACGATTATGGTGATAAGCCTTATTACAAATTTATAGATGAATTTCATTCTGGACAATTTTATATGGTGAAAAATAGTTGTATGACAACTTTATTTGCTAATTTATATCCAATAACTGACCAAGTCGATGTTTTAATATCAAATCTCCATAAACAATTAAATATTTATAATATTGTAGATACCGTATATCAACGCAATATTTCAACAAATACTCAAAATAATTTACATGTTATCTTCAATTCTCCAAATTACAATATTCTACGAATGCATATTCAAATTATTAAAAATTTGTTAACTTTCTTTATAAATAATGAATTACCTGACAACAAAAGAAATAACAATAAAATTCTAAAAAATATTTTATACGACATTTTATATTCATATATCAGTAGAGTCGATGCAGATAATAATAAATACAAAAGTCAATTTGATAATAGCGTAGAAATTAATAATAATCCGAAATTGTTAAAACTATTAAATTCAATTGAAGTTGTAATAAAATGTAGCAAAAAAGGAATTCATACATCGGCTGTTTCTTTATCATTGACAAATAATATTATAAATACAATCAGATTATTTAAAAAATACCATAACTCAATCCATAATAAATATAATGAGAAAATTAAAGCTTTTAATTATGGTTCATCTGCACATACATACATTTTAGAAAAACAACAAATAATTATAAAATCATATGATGACGAATTGAGGTGGAAAACTATTGACCATGATAATATAGATGAAATTTACATGAAAGAATTATCTATACTAAAAAAGATAAACAATTCGATTTCATATAACGAACATGAAAGAATATTATATCTCGACTATTTAGGCGAATCGTTATATGATTCGTTTTCTTTACCTTTTGATTGGAAACAACAAATTTCATCTATTTTTTCTGAATTAACGGTGAGAAACATATATTACCCTGAATTTAATATAAAAAATATATTAAATAAAAATTCAAAACTTTATTTCATTGATTTTGGATTAGCGTCTATAATTGATGATGTGGACAATAGTAAAAATTGTGAAAATTTCATTGAATTGCTCGGTATATTAGAAAATAGATTCGAAAATGCAAATTATGATGAACAACTTATGCTGTATAATACTTTTATCAATAATATAAAAGTTCATAAAACTGAAAAATATTTAAAGAACATCTTCTAATGTTGTGATTTTTCTCATATATTTATAATTTCCTTCTAATAATTCATATTTGATATTTAATTTATCTAATAAAGGTATTAACTCCCAACAAATTCTGTTTTCTTTTTTCAAGTATTTTGAAAAAAGAAATTCGTATAATTCAAAATTTGCGCATATAGGTGTGCATATTTCTATAAATTCGGATCTATCAACTTCTTCATACTTACCATCATTGTTTTTCTTCAATAATCCATTCACTAAATTAAAATAATATTGTGCATATAAAATTTCATCATCCATTTTAGATAATAAATTTGTTATATTTTCTTCTTTTATAAACGGTCTTGCGCCATCGTGAATTATAATATTATGCGCTGTCAAATTATTTTTTATAAAACATATTGCCGTATATATTGATTCTAATCTATCACCGTCATCATTTATAATTATATGAATTCTAACGGTATCTAAAGTAGTTTCGGTTATTTTTTTGATATCATTAAAACAAGCACTATTGACGACAATTATAACGGCGTCCAACGTATTTAATAATATTTTTAACGAATGAGCAAATATTGGTAAATTGTCAATTATATACATTTGTTTTAAAATATCGGAACTAAATCGACTACCAAAACCACCGCAAAGTAAAATTCCTACGTTTAATTTTTTTTCCATCTAATTTTTTTTTAATAAATATAAAAAATATATATAATAAAATGGAAACTCAAGAAACACGAATTAATAATGGTGTTAATGAAATAAAAACTGATAAATTTATATATAAACATAAAAGTTTCGGTTCTTATCCAGACACTGTTTTTGATTTATACACAGATTTTGAAAAATTTAAGACACATATATTAACAATATATTCTATATCACAAGGAGGGGGGAGTGTAAGTGGATGGGGATGGAAGTAATATTTGCAACTTTATTTTTTACACAAATTATGGAAATATCATAGATATTTCTATATCCCCATTACGTGGTTGGGAACCGCTTAGAAACTATATAGTAATAAAAAATAATCGTAAATTAAATTTAGAACAAATAAATTTATTAAATTTTATTATTCAACCAGATAAATATGAAATTAATTGTGCTCATGTAAGTTCTTCATATATCAATGCAATAATTAACAGAGTTATATATAATTATAATGAACCGAAACATGAAGAACCAAAGCGAGAAGAATCAAAGCGAGAAGAACCAAAACGTGAAGAACCAAAACGAGAAAATGAAGAAGCTGAACGAAAAGAAATATGTAAAAAATACATAATATTTTTAAATTCAAAAGGTATTAAAGATGGTCCAACAATGGTAAGATGGCAAAGAGGTAAAGATAGAAGTAGCGACGAATTTAAAAAAGTTGTGAAAGCATATAAATATGTACATCAAGATAATAAATGCCCTGACTTTAAAAAAGACGGTAATAAATCTCGTAAAAGAAAATCGAAATCTCGTAAAAAGAAATCTAAATCTCGTAAAAGAAAAAATTCTAAATAATGATTTAAAGAAAAGGTTTCTTATATAAAAAGACTATTAGTTATGGAAAACACACTGTTAAAAACTTCGAAAAAGAAACATATGTCTAATCCGAAGAATTTTTGCCAAGAAGCGGCAAAACATGGAATTAGATATGAATATTTAATTGAAGCTAAAGAATCTATTAATTGCACTAATTTAGCCAGATTATTTATTGGTAAAGCTTCTCGTGGAGGCTTATCATCAGATATTATTGAAACTTGGATTGCTACTTTCGAGTATGCGAGAGATCACCCCGATGAAGAAGATCATGATCAATACACTGCACGTCGTTTTGAACCTACACAGGAATATCACGATTACGTTAAACTGATTAAAACACCTATCCCTGATGAAGTTGTAGAAAGTTGGAAGAATATGAGTAGTTCCGCTTTAGGAAAAATTGCTCCAAATTATGGATATAAAATTGGAATTACTAATTTTACGGCAATTAAAACATTGCACGATAGAATGTTGAAAATGGTTAAAAGACGAAAAAACAATATTTGGAATAAAAATGATGAAATTGTAATTGATGATTCTAATCCTAATTATCGAATGATGAACGTCCCTGATTTGAGAAAACTATGTAAAGACCGAAATTTACAAAATGCTCACATCAAAACTAAAGATGGATTGATTTCTTTACTTGAACGAAATCCAATGGATGCTGTTTACGACGGGGACGATAAAATGAATTATGATAAAATGACAATGACAGAACTTAAAATTTTGGCAAAAGATCGTGGATTTACTTCTTATAATAATTTGAAAAAAGATGAATTAATCAAAAATCATAAAGATTTTGATGAACTTCAAGAAGAAAATGGTGATGACGGAGGTTGTGAGGAAAGTAAAGATAATCGTGAAGATGACGAAGAAAGTGTATCTGACGATGGAGGTGTGTCAGAAAGTAAAGAAACTGAAATTGATGATGACGGAGTTTCGGAAACCAAAGATAATCGCGATGAAAACAAGATAATGGAAATTTTTAAATTTGACGATAAAGTTATTAGAACGGTTGGAACATATGATGATCCTTGGTTTGTTGCTAAAGATATTTGTGATATTTTAGATTTAAAAAAACTTGATAGTGCTATTCGTAATATTCAGGATGAATGGAAGGGTACTCAAGTTTTGAGTACCCTTGGAGGCCCACAAGAAATGACTATTATAAACGAATCTGCGGTTTATAAAATTATTATGCGTTCAAATAAACCCATCGCTGATAAGTTTCAAAATTTTGTTTGTGGTGATATTTTACCTTCTATTCGAAAGAAAGGTATATATGAAATTAAAGACAAAAGTAAAATGATTTTGCAGAGACCTGTTCGTAAATTACTTGATTTATCTGAAATTGATATCGAAGCTGAAGAATTAGAAATGAAACATGATTGGTCGTTATATACAAATAAATGTGTTTTATATATTGCTTATATCGGTAAATCTTTAGTCAAAGTTGGTTATTCTGATTGTAATATTCATCAACGTGAGAAAAAACATACAAGTTGCGAAAGCCAATACGAACAGTTTAGAATGATTAAAGCCTTTGAAATATCTGGAGAACCTGTAGAAAAGAAAATTAAAGAACTTTTGAGTATTTATAATGTTAAGTTCCATAATCAGTCTGAAATATTTAAAATTCCGACAACTTTGACTCATTTTATTGGTGTAGTTGAAAATTTAATAAAGGATAATGACTTACGATTGCAATTGGATAAAGCGAATGCACGAATTAAGGAACTTGAACTTGTTGAAATGGAAAATTTAAATTTACGTATGAAATATGGGGTATGAATGCACCATTTAAAATCTATTTTTATTACAAAGTTGTAATAAAAATTTTTTGAATATATAAAATTTGAATAAAAGTTTTTACAAAACTGGGAACAGTGTTTGTATCTTTATAATTTATTATAAAGCCAGATCATACCTTAAGCCTGCTATTGTGTCGACTAAACACACAGACCGATAATCCAGTGATCGTTGAGGGAGAATATTAGTCTAGTCATACGACTGAATATTCTTTACCCGCGGATTGTCCAATTATTATACATTCTTACCATACCCGACGCTTTTAACGTGGCCACACATTACATTTCTATAATGGTTTGGTAGTATAATTTTTAAGGAGTTTCCCGTCATTATAAATTATCTTGCATATTGTTTTTATCAATATACTAGGTAGTTATATCAATTAGCAAATAGAAACTGCTGATTGGTGGTAATTCAAATGTTTTTCTCTAAAAGTTTTACCACAACTTTTAAAGCATCTACCTGTTCTTGGCTTCCCATGTTTACCAAGCGCGCCACCTGAAACTCGAATAATGTTGTTGTTAATGCAAGTAATAACAAATTCGAAAGTTTGAGGGTATGCGACTCCTGTTCCTGTTCCGTCTTCTACACCTAAACCTACGGCAGCAGTCACGGCAGAAGAAGAAGCTTCGGGGACGATGCTGACGTTGGTTAACTTACCGTAGTTAGTTGAACCCATAGGATCTAGACTCATGAAGTCAAGTGAGTATGAGTACGAATGGTATCCGATAAAATCAGGAACGGTAGGTGCATGATAATAAGGGTTAACAAGAGAGAAGTAATCAGAACCCATTTGAGACAATCTGTTAGTATTTTCATAAATGAGAGAGGTTTGAACGATAGGATCAGCAGAAGCACTTGGGTAGAAAGAAATAACAGGGCTTCCTCCGGAAAGAGCGACAGTAGGAGAAGAGGTAGCATAGTTAGACCATTCAGACTTGCAAGTGGTGTTTCTGACAGCGAAGAACAAAACCTTGATGGCATGTGAAAATCTAATGTCGAAAGATTGTTGTTGGTTAGAAGCAGGAGTGAAAGTAGAGCGTGGAGCAGTCTGAACCTGTTCGACTAGTATGTCCCGCGGGGCACAGGCCATTCTCTTTCTTTCGTCATTGGAAACGATGGCGTAGTTGGCCCAAACTTGACAAGGTCCAAGTTGAGGAATACCTTTAGATAGTTGAGAACCATCAGCTGACAATTGAACACTGTTAGTTAGTTCGTCAGCAGTAGAGAGGATAAGAAGTTCAGTCCAGTCACGGAAAGAGAAGTTAATTCTCATTTCGTTGTATGGAAGAGCGGCAGTAGGAAGAGCTACACCAGAATCACGTCCATAGAAGAAAGGAAGAGGAAGATTCAAAGTGTAAGCAGGGATGGCATATCCAGCTGCGGTAGGATCAATCAAATCACTGACGTTACCAACCATGTTGTCATAACCATTTCTCTTGGAAGCAGGGACAGTGAAAGCGGCCCAGAAATCAAGGTGGTAGTTATCAAATCGGGCAGCAACCAAGTCATTGAAAGTGACGTTGCATTCCTTAATGATACTGTGCATCAAGTTTCTGGTCCATCTAATGCACTTGTTTCCGACACCAGCGGCCGAAGTCAAGGTGACATCTGGAGTGGTCAATCTGAGCCAGGTTTGAAGTAAATAATCACCGGCACGAGAAATTGAAACAGACCAGTCTTGGTTAAAAGCAGGAGTTCCAGAAGCTTTAGTCAAAGCGACTGGAACCATTGTGAACCAAGTTGACTTGCGAGTTTCGCGGACGAAATATGCAGTGGCATCGGGACCACCGTACATATATTTTTCAATTTCATCGAAAGTAGCAAGATCGATGAATCCGGATGTAACATTTGAAGAAGTTAATGCAGACATTTTTTATAATAAACAAGAAAATAAAAAAAAATTCATATTTTATCATATAGTGTTTTAAAGAAAATATAAAATATATAATTATATAAAAAATGATAATTTATCAATTTTTTGACGAATTTAGACTGAAATACAGTATGTTGTATGTGAAATAATTGAAATAAATGATATTATTAGTTCGCAAAACTCATAACTTTTGTTATAAAACAATTTTTATTATGTATATTTGACGTTTATTTTTTATATTTTTTTGATTTCAAAGTTAAAATTATTTGAAAAATCTAAATAACTTTGAAAAAATAAAAGAAAATAGATTTTAGTTGATATGATTTTGTGTTTGAATTTATATTTTTTGTTATCAAAGTTAAATATGGGATGAAATAAATCTAAATAGATTTACAAAAATAAATGTATTTAGAATTTCGTTGATATGGTTTTGTGTTTAAATTTTTATTTTTTTTGATATCAATTTAAATATGGTTTGAAATAACAATCTATAATTATTTAAAGAAATCTAAATAACTTTCTTTTATCAAAGTTATTTAGATTTAAAGAAAAAATTTTATTAATAAAAAATGGAAAATCAAGATTTTGAACTTGTATTCGTCGAGGATTCAGACACTGATAATACATCTGAAATTATGTCTGATAAAAAAGAACTTGCTAATTATTCTTATATTAGTAATGGACTTTATTTTGAATATTTTGTAGGCTATGAAATAACAGCATTATTAGGATATAAAAATCCAGCAAAAACTATAAACGATAATGTTTCTAAATGTAATCGTTTAGAATTTAGAGATTACCCAGGTGTCAAAGAACCTGAATTAGACCCACGTACTATTTTAATCACACGTGATGGCGCTATTGAGATTCTTATCAAGACTCGTAAGCGTATTTCCCCTGATATACTTTATTTCCTTAAAAGTTTTGGTATTGTAACTACAAATCGCAAAATTCTGACCAAAGAACAACAAACATTGTCAGCATTAACAAATGCTTTTAAAACTGAAAAATTTGAAGACCAATTTAAAGTCGGAAGATATTATCTCGATTTATATTTTCCAGAATATAAAATCGTAGTAGAATGCGATGAAAATGGACATGCTGATAGAAAACCATATAAAGAAAGAGAAAGAATGGATTTCGTTAATGAAAAATTAGGATTAACAGATGATAATTGGGTTAGATTCAATCCAGATGAAAAAGATTTTGATGTTTCTAAAGTTATTGGACAGATTTATACACGAATTAATTTATTAAAAAGTGTTCAGATTCAAAATTTGTTAGAAAGACATGAATCGCAACCCGCACCAGAAAAATATGATTTTGACCCTTTAATTCTTTATTATTCTCATAAAATTATTAATTTTACGTTTAATGATATTAATCATAAAATTTTTGTATCATTTTATAATAATACTTATTATCTAAATGCAAATAGTCTTGCATTTAAGACACATAGATTAGATAAATGGAAACGAAAAAAAGATGTGGAAAATGAAATTAAAAGATTAGGTGATTTAAGTCATATATCAAATAAAAATAAAGGAACATGGATTTGTTTAGATTTAATTGAAAATTTTGGAGAATGGTTAGGAACAATAAATAATAATTACAAAGGTTTTGGAATATTCTTGAAAAACAATTTAGTTGAATTATATAATAATACGAAATCTGATAAAAATACATTTTATATAAACAATAATTTAATACGAAAGAATAGTTCAAATTTTATTATTGTCACTGATTTATTTAGAATAGCTGATAAAAATATTAAATCTTTCAATAAGACTTTAACATATAAAAATTATCCAAATTTAGAAGAGCATTATATTTGTGCGGTAGATGAAATGGGAATCAAAGTTACATTTTGTCATCCAAAATTAGCGTTAATGATGGTAAATTGGATATATAAAAATGATTCAGATATGAAAAAATCAATAATTAAATTTATTGAAGAAAATTAAATCGGATGGCAAACGCTTTTTTTTGTAAACCGCTATGATTTAAAGATAACGTATTAACAATTTTAATATTGTAGATTTGATTGAAAGCCAGCTTTTATTGTTTCTTAAATTTTAATGAATATAATGATTATGTTATTAATTTTGATGGTGTATGGAAATGGTGCGGGTTTAGTAGAAAAAGCGACGGTAAAAGAGTTGGAAAAACATTTTACAATTGAGATTGATTATAAAGTTCAAAACTTCGCTTCCGCAACTTGTGGAAAAGTCAATGGAAATACTTTTCCACTAACTTGTGGAAAAGTCAAAATAAAGGTCAAAATACTTTTACGGAGACTTCCGCAAAAGTCGAAATGGGGCGCCCAATTGAAAATATTTATCTAACTATCAATGAACGAAGAAGATTAGATAAAGAAAATAAAGTATATTATGAATGTAATAGATGTAATTCAAAATATACAAGAAAAGATACATTAGCAAGACACTCAAAATCTTGCGTTATTTAATCATAAGATGCAATATTTTTTTAACTTGATTTAGTTAAAAAATTCATTATTTATTTTCTTGGCGATGATTTTCTTTTAATTGACTTCTTTCTTGGTGATTTTCTTTTATTTGACTTTCTTGGCGATGATTTTCTTTTATTTGACTTTCTTGGCGATGATTTTCTTTTAATTGACTTCTTTCTTGGTGATTTTCTTTTATTTGACTTTCTTGGCGATGATTTTCTTTTTTTTCCATCTATAGGATATAATAAATTTTTTGAAATTAAACTATGAATATCATCCGGAAAAGGATGTCGTATTTTTAATGTATTTAAATATGGTAATATAGTACTTTCTATCATTCCTATATTTTTTAACGTTCTATATTTTTCAGGTTCACCACTTGCTTCTATAATCATTTCAGTAATTTCATTATTATCTTCTGCATAATCCATAGCTGTAAAATTATCATTATCAGTTAAATTAATATTTGCACCGGCATCTAATATCAATCGCACAGCCCTTGGATCACCTGTACTTACTGCAAGCATAAGAGCTGAAACTCCGCTTTCATTTTGTATATTAACATTAATTTGTTCAGATCTCAATAATATATTAATAATATCATAACTTAATTCATCATATAGTTCTAATGCAGTCATAAGGGCAGTATCTCCATATATATTTTGAGCATTAATATTTAAATTTGTATTAAATACCAAATATGTTATAAAATCGAGTTCGTCATTTGCTCTAACCATTACCGAAGGGTCAATTCTACTATATAAATAAATCATAAGAATATTGTTGTTTGTATCATCAGTGGCATTAATATTAATACTATGGTAATTTAATATTCTTCTCATTTCATATAAATCTCCATTATTAGCTGCTTCTTCAAGTTCTTGGTACATTTTTTTTATTATAGAGAAAATAAAAAAATTATTAAAAAGTAAAAATGATAAAAGATACATGTTTTGAATGGTCGTATAATGACATTTAAACAATAGATTTAATAAATTAAAATGCAATCCGGTAAATTAAAAATTCCCAATATATATGCGCGTGATGTAGCGACTATTATCGGTATTAATCCATATCAAACTGCTTATGAATTACTGGAAGATAAAATAGAACATAAACATCCATTTTTTGGTAATAAATTTACTGAACATGGTAATCGTTATGAAAGTCAAGCTATAAAATCTTTTGAAAAAAATATAGTCGAAGACATTATTAATGTTGATAGTATACAATCAAATCTTTATAATATGAAACATCCGGAAATTGACTGGCTTACAGGACGTATGGACGGTATTATGGAGATAAATCAAGAAGTATATGATGATGAACCAGATATGAAAAAAAGAAAAAGGGTAATTCGTAAAACGCAATGTGTTTTAGAAATTAAATGTCCGTTAAAAGCTGACCGAACTGAACCATTAACTAAAAACAATGTTCCATTACATTATTGGAGTCAATGCCAAGTTTATATGAATATGATTGATTGTGATTATGGATATTATATTGAATATTATATTAAACCAAATGATGATGAAAAAAACGCAAAATTGTATTACGTAAAAATAAATCGTGATAGAAATTGGTGGGATAAAATAATTCCAAAAATCAAACTTTTTCGCGAAGAAATGATAAAATATTGTAAGTTAGGAAATTTAGAAACACATCCTGTTCGTATTATGGAGAATCAATGGAAATCGGATTTTTGTAGTCAATGATAAACTTTCTGATGGCGTTTCTAAAAATTGAATTATTTTCAAAAATTAGATATGTTTCTTGTATAGAAGAATTATCATATCGTTTTATGATATCAAAAAGAATGTAATCTTTTTTAATTTGTAGTAATTTACTTTCGTTTTCAGAAATTTCTAAATTAAGGTTAATTACAACATCTTTACCGATTAAAACTTTATTAAATTTCTCAATGATTTCATTTTCTATATTTTTGATATAAAATGGAAAAGTAATAAAATTACTTTTGTTAATGTAAAATTTAAGATAAATCATATCATCTATTGATTTTACATTAAGGATTTCGAAATCAGTTATAGTTATGTAAGTCATTTATAAATAATTATTTATAAATGTTTAAGTAAATATTAATTTTCTTCAGGATGTTCTTCGATATCGCTAATTATTTCTTCACCATTTTCGTCAACTTGATATTCTGGTTCATCACCTTCTAATTTTAAATTTTCGTATTTTTCAGAAAAGTTCAATAATTTCTTGATAACGTTAATAAAACTATCGAAAGATTGCTGATCGAGATTCATATTTATATCTAAAGTAGTAAAACAACATTCTTTACAGGTATAAACTTGAAGATAAAAATTACCATTAGAATCGCATGATAAAATAGAACCATTATGACCGTTAAAAGATATATTTGAAGATCCGAAATTATTTTCTAATTTATATAAAAAATTTTTGATATCAGTTGATTCTATTGCGGAGATACCTGAATTAAAAACAATTTTCATAGCGTGGTATTTTATAACAATTTGAAAATTGCTGTGTTCAAAATATTCGTGTTCAGAAAATACTTGGTCTTGTTCAACAAAATCAAGGTCGCATTTAAAATCCATTTCAATACTCATTTTTTCTACAAATTAATTAATTTTAAAAAAAGATAATTCAATTTTTTTATAACAGTGAAATAATTTTAACAAAAGGTGATTTTTTAGATGGTGATTTTTTAGATGGTGAAGGTTTTTTAGAAGGTGAAGGTTTTTTATTAGTTGGTGATTTTTTAGTTGGTGATTTTTTATTAGAAGGTGATTTTTTAGAAGGTGATTTTTTAGAAGGTGATTTTTTAGAAGGTGATTTTTTAGTTGGTGAAGGTTTTTTAGAAGGTGATTTAATTCTAACTGTTTTTTTATTTTTTTCTTTTGCTTCTTTCAATTTGACTTCTAAATCTTTTAATTCTTTTTTTAATTTTTTTGCTTCATTTTCCTCCATATTTTCAATTTTATGATATTGTCTTGCAATTTCTTTAAAATATTTTTCTTGAGCTTTTTTATCTTTTTCAGGGTCTGATTTCATTTTTTTAATTAAATTAGATTTAGTAATAAAAGTATTTTTATCAAGACTAAATATATTCATTTTTTTAGTTTTTGATTTTTTCTTATTTTTAACTTTTACAGGTGAAATTTTTTTAATAGAACGTGGTCGTGGTTGAGAAAGTGGTCGTGGATGAGGAAGTGGTCGTGGTTGAGAAAATGGTCGTGGGTGAGAACGTGGTCTTGGATGAGAAAGTGGTCTCGGATGAGAAATGTGTATAGAACGTGGTGTTGGATGAGACAATTTTTGAGAACGTGATTTTTTTTGTAATTTTTGTTTTTCAATTTCTGTAAGATTAACAAATGCTTTTGTTAGATTTTTTAGTAAAGATGTTTCTTTGGATAATTTTGAACGTCTTTTTTGTCTTTTACTTTTTTTCCGTTGAGCCATTTTTATTATAAACCAATTTAAAAAAAAAACTTTTTATAACGTTTTGTTATAAAAATTGAGAAAAAAAGATTTTACAAACCTTGAGATCTGGAGAAATCATCATACTTATTATATCCACAAGGTCTCATAATCATGCTCGACTTTTGGTCACCGAAACCGGCTTCGTATTGTTTTTGTTGTCCAAAATCAACGAAATCTTCCTTCACGTTAGCGCTAACGCCTTCGGGAGTTTGATAATTTCTATTGTAAGCACCGGCGGCAGTTTGCATAGAGATGTAAGTCATATATTGAGGTCTGGAAACAGAGTTTTCAACACCGACTCTGTCTTCAGCACTATTACAACCTTCTCTCTTTGTTTTAAAAGAATCTGCACAAGCAAGACGACCAGCAGTGTCTAATCCATTCCAAACGGGACAAACGAGGTTTCGTGGGTTAAGGAAACGATCGGATTGGATTCGTGAAGAATATCCGGTATCAACTTTACAAGTTCTTAAAGCACTTTCTAAATTTACTATTCCTGACATTTTATTTATTAATAACAAGAGAAAAAATAAAAAAAAAATAAAAATGTTTTTTCAATAATTTTCTATATAAAGATATTTAAAATTACTCAAAATCTGTTTTTATTTGCTCGTTATATTCTTCTAAATCCGTTTCTTCAATATAGTCGATATTAAGAACATCTAAAATAGTTCTCGTTGATTTTTTAATATAATCAACATCTACATCAAATATCCATTCATGATTAACAATTTTTCTCTTACTTTCAAAACGTTTCAAAACTGCTTTTTCAACTAAATCAGAGTCATTGCTATAAATTAAATATTCTATTCTACAACCTGGCATTGTACTACGATGTTGTTGCATTCTTGTAAAAACATCAACACCTTCGAATCCGGGTTTGAATTTAACTGATTTACCATCCAAATCACTAATAATGTAAAATGATGGTCCTTTTTTAAATTTATGATATTGTTTCTTTTGTTTGAGTTTCCAATTTTCATTTTTCAATTGTTTATTTTCATTCTGTAATTCTAATAATTGCTGGTAAGTTTTCTCTTGACCTACTGTTACTTTACCTGTAACAGCTATTTCGTAAACCCATCCAGATACTTGAACATCAAATAATGGAGAAATCCATTGTGCGATATTAACTGCTAAACGCGGATGAACCCATGTTCCTCTTAATTCATTTCTCCCACCAGTAATAATATGGGTTAATAGGTCTACGGGATGCCCCGTAATTTTTGATAGAGCATTCAAAAACACTTTAGTTTTATCTAATCTATACCAATCATAAAATTGTTTTCCACCTGCTTTACATAAAGCGGTCGCATTAATATATCCGTCTTCACGAGATAAAACAGTTATACCATTAAGATTGATTTCACCTCCGATATTATTCATTGCTATTCTTGTTTCTTCTTTTAATTTATCTTCTAAATGTTTATCGATAAGTTCCATTATAACAGGTTTATCTTGTGTTTTATAATATTTGATACCTAATTTAGTAGCAATCATCATAATTTGTTTTTTGTTATATAAATGACTATCTTCTTTTTTCATAGACGTTAGAGTCGGAATAAGTTCGTCAATATTTTTTTCAAACTCGATAAGTTTTTCTTCCGCAATAGTTTTTTTATTTGTTTTACAAACATCACAAACACTAAACTGTTCAGATAAAGTATTTCCGCAATGTCCTAAACATATAAACGGGTTTAAAAGTGATTTAAAGTAATCAATGATATGTACGACAAGTTTATCTTTTACTCTCTCATCACTAGGCATAGATATTTGATAATGTTTAACAGCTAATTTAAGTAAATCAGCTGACATTCCTTTTATAATATTAGTTAATGTAGGTATATCTGTTTTTGCAGATTCGATAGCTACAACACATTTCGTTTCAAATTCTTCTTGATAATTTATTTTCTTCTTCTTTTTACGACATTGAATACATTCTTTACGATATGCTTCAAATTTGTCAAGTGATAAATCGAGTTCGCAAGTTTTACAATTACGAAAAACTGGAATATCTGGTTTTTCTCTTACTACAAGAGATGGATTATTTTTGAATTGTTCAATAGTGATTTGATTACTATCAATCATTTTCCGTGCTTTTAAAATTTGATTAAAACAGATTTTACAATTTGCTCTATTTTCGTAAAATTCAGTCTCGTCCATAAATTTTTGACAAAAAGCATTACAATATCTTTGTCCTTCAGGAGCATTTTTCAATATCTTGTTATATTCGTTCAAATCCAAACTTTCTTTAACATAATTTCTAAACATAATAACTTTTATTCCTTTATGGATAGATATTATTTCTTTAAATCAATATTTTACATTTATAAAAAAAATAATATAAAGAAACAAAATTTAGAATAAAATGACCGAAGAAAAAACTGAAACATCATTTAATGAAATAAGTGAATTACCCACTATAAAAGACGTTTTTGATTTAATTGATACAAAATACCCAAATTGGATTGTTGATATGGTTAATAGATATTCACATGATTATCCACATCTTCAAAATAATTGGCAAACGATTGCAAACCATTCAAAAAATAAAATGCAAAAAATTGTAATCGTAGAAAATTTTATCAATGAAGAACAATTATCATTTGCTGAATTATTGACACACGCTGGTTTTATTGTAAGAACAAAAGCAGAATTGATACCTTGTTCAGTATGTCGTTCTGCAATTCCTTCGCAAACAGTATATAATAAAATGAAAGAACACATTAAACAGATTGATTTTGGATGGAATAATAAATGCAGAAATTGTTAAACTTTTTTATTATCTTTTTTATAATAAAAAATGAAAAGAAAGTCTGCAAGAAAGTCTGTAAAAAGGTCTCCGAGAAGGTCTGTAAGAAAGTCTCCAAGAAGGTCTCCAAGAAGGTCTGTAAGAAAGTCTCCGAGAAGGTCTGTAAGAAGAAAGTCTATATCTTTGAAAAAAGATAGTGGATATAAATTATCGGAAATATTAAAAAATATAAAACGATATTCTAAAGATAAAAAAGAAAATATCGAAGAAGAAGAAAACATCGAGGAAGAAAATGAAATGATAAAAATGTTAAAACAAATATTAAAGAAATTAGAAAAAGAAAAGAAACCAGATAAACAAGATATAAAAATAAATAAAGATGTAATGAAATTAATAAAAGAATTAGAAAAAGAGGAGGAACTTAAATTTCAAACACCAAAAAGGTCACCAAAAGTTTTTATACCTATGGCACCAAAAAAATCACCAAAAAAATTACCGAAACAAAGTTCAAAGGTATTCCCGAATTTTCCTAAATTAAATTTTGATGAAGATAAAAATAATATGAGACGTATGTTATCCACTTTACATCCATCGATAACTAAATCTCGAAATTTACCTATGAATTCTCCAATGAATTCTCCAAATAAAAAATCATTTAATTCTCCAAATAAATCTCCAATGTATAATCAAATAAATTCTTTACCATTAATATATTATGATTTTGAAAAAGAAAAGGAAAAAGAACCAGAAATTAAAGAAAAGGAACCAGAAATTAAAGAAAAGGAACCAGAAATTAAAGAAAAGGAAAAGGAAATAATTAAAATAGAACCTTTTAAAAATGCTGATGATATTGAAATAGGACAAAAACAAGCAGAATATCCACTTACTAATCCACCTTCACCTGTGTCTTCTGATAATGAAATTTATGTAGACATGAGCGATAACGAATAATTTAAAATTGAATTTTTAATTTAAAACAAAATTAAAAAATAAACTCATAGATATGACTAAAGATATTAAACGTAAATTAACTGATATTGAAATTGAAGAATTACTTGATTTTATTAAACCATCACCACGCATTCCACCAGAAACTGCACAATCTATAATTAAGATAAATAAAAATAAATTAATAAATCAATTAAAAAATCAAGAAATCTATCCGAGTATGATTCCCGAACTTAAAAAAGAATTATCTAAAAATTATTTTGATTGCGCAATCAATGCGGGAGAATCCATCGGTATATTATGCGCCCAGAGTATTGGGGAAAAGAACACCCAGTCCACGCTAAACACCTTAACTTCTAAGACGAGAAAGCAGGGTAAGTTATACAAAAATATAACTAGTCTGTAATTACGCAGGCAACACATTCAAATTGCGGGAAAATCTTGTTTTCTTTAGTACTAAAATACTGTTGAAAAATAGTATTGGTAATAGGTAATTCCTATTTTAGTAAAAACCTAAAGAAAGATTAAATCAAGACAATCCGCATCCAATTTCCTAAGTCCGTTACAGATTACCGTCTCACAGGGGCGGAACTCTGTATGTCAGGATATGGAGAAGGTTCAACGACTAAATGTTTGTGGGTTTGAGGGAATTGACAATTTCCAATGATAACTTAAGATATAGTCTAGCCCAATTTGTGAAAATTGGTATCAGCGTTCATAAGGCAGGTCAAAACGAAAAATCAGTAACAGCAGGTGTTCCACGGTTTCAGGAACTTTTAAATGCTACAAAAAATCCAAGAGTTGTAAATTGCAAGATATATTTAAATCAAGGTAATAAAACGTTGAAAGAATTACGTGAAACTATTAACCACAATATTGTATGTCTGAAGATGAAAGATTTAGCAGAATCTATTGAGATAAAAATGAATAAAGAACAAGAAACATGGTATAAACCGTTTAAAATTTTATACAATAACAAATTCGAGCTACATCAACACTGTTTATCTATTAAATTGAATAAGAAAATGCTTTATAAGTACAGAATAGAGATTAAAGAGATTGCGGATGTGATAGAATCGACATATGAAGATTTACATTGTGTATTTTCATCTCAAGATATATCACAGATAGATATATTTGTTGATACGACTAAAATTAATTTTACGGAGAAACAGTTGTTATTTATAACTGAAGAGAATGCAGATGAAATTTATATAGAGGAATGTGTGCAACCGATAATTGAGAAGATGATAATTTTTGGGATAGAGGGGATAGAAAGTATATATTTTACAAAAGATGATGATACAGATGAATGGTATGTAGAGACGGATGGAACTAATTTCAAAAAGTTGCTTGGACATCCGATTATTGATATGACGCGATTGCATTCAAATAATGTATGGGATATATATGAGACATTAGGTATTGAAGCGGCTCGTGAATTTTTAGTTTCTGAATTTGAGTTTATTATGGAAGGAATTAATATATGTCATATAAAATTGTTGGTAGAAAAAATGACATTTACAGGAACTATAAATTCAATTTCTCGATATACGTTAAGAAAAGACGAGTCGGGTGTGCTTTCTAAAAGTTCATTTGAAGAATCGGTGGATGTGATGGTGAAAGCAGGTTTTTCAGGAGAAACGGAGAAGATAAAGGGAATATCGGCGAGTATTATATGTGGAAAGAGAGGAAATATAGGAACAGGGTTTATGGATCTAAAAATAGATGTAAAACAATTAAAAAACGCAAAGCCATTGTTTAAAGATGAAAAGAATGAGGGAGTAGTATTACAAGAGAAAGGAGGAAATGCGAAGTTTAAAAGTTATCAGAATTTCGAAAAAGATGTAATAGAGTAAAGAGAATTTAATTTTTATAACTGAAAGGTTATAAAAGTATACCTGAAAAATAGAAACAAATAGGTGATATAGAAATCTCCGATGCCACCTATTATGAAAATCTAAAAAGGGGTTAAAAAGATTAAGTACTTTAAAATTTTAAAATGCAAAGTTCTGAAGGAATGTAGATTTTTACACCTATTGTAATATAAAAATAAAGGTGTGTATAAAATTTAGAGTTTAAGTCTATATGTTGATTAGAATTTTCTAATCGAAAAATCTAATAAATTATAATTTTCTAATTTTGATTTAAAGAAATGAAATATACAATAAAAATGGAATTAATAAAGTCAATCGATGAATCTTTTATGTTTGAAAATAAAACAGTAAGAGTTATTGGTTCATATAATGAACCTTGGTTTGTGGCGAAAGATATTTGTGATATTTTAAGTTTATCTAATATAACAGAATCTTTAAAATCTCTTAATGAAAACTGGAAACAGGTTAAAAACCTGACTTCAGTTTTACTGAAGTCAGGTATATCAAATCAAGAACAAGGTAGAAATATGATATTTATTAACGAAGCAGGTCTATATAGACTCATTATGCGTTCAAATAAACCTATTGCTCAGAAATTTCAAGAGGTAGTATGTGAAGAAATTTTACCTTCTTTAAGAAAAAAAGGAGAATATAAGATTCAAAGCATTATTGATAAAAATAAAGCACTTGAAGAAGAAAAGTTGAAAATTGAACATGAAAAGTTGAGAATTGAGGAAGAAAAGTTAAGACTTGAACAAGAAAATTCGAGAATTGAAGAAGAAAAATTAGAAATTGAAGAAGAAAAGTTGAGAATTGAAGAAGAAAAATTAGAAATCGAATTACAATTAGAAAAAAAAGATGATAGAATCAAGAAACTTCAACGAGAAACTCAAATAGTAGATGGGCATAATGTTTGTTATTTATGTACTGCTGATGAAAAAGAATCCGAAGGGATTTATACTATCGGTAAAGCAACTAGTTTGAAAAAAAGATTAAGTGATTATAATAACAATAAATTATTTAATTTTAAAATGGTATATTATGTTTCATGTAAGTCCGTACAACTTATGGATGCTGTTGAAAAATTACTTTTATCTAAACTAAATAAATATAAAATAATTTCTACTAGAGATGTTTTTCAATTACCTGAAGGAAAAGATGTATCTTTTTTTACACAATATTTTGATATTTTTAAAAATTTATGCGATAATATCGAAGAAGATTTAGTTTTAGAAGAGAGAACAACAGAAGAACTTAATGAACTCGAACATGAAATTAATGAAAAACAACCTGTTAAAAGTTCTGATGAAAAAAAGGAAAAGAAAAAAGAATATATGAAAATATATCGTAAAGAAAACGCCGTACATATTGCCGAATCTAAGAAAAAATACAATGATAGTAGAAAAGAAATTATGGAAGAACGTATTAATTGTGTATGTGGATCAATTGTGACTAGGCAAAACATGACGACGCATTTAAGTACTCTTAGACATAAGAATTTTCTTGAAACAGGAAAAACAGTAGATGAATCACGTAAAGAAGATTATATCAAATGCGGATGTGGTATGTCAATATCGAAACGAAGTTATAAAAGACATGAAAATTCAATAATTCATAAAAGTTATTTAAAATCTCAAAATAATTTTATGGAAATAGAAGCGGAGGAAATGTAAAAATTTTAATTAAAATAATTAAAATTATTTAAGAACTAAATACAATAAATATATGGAAATTCAAAGACCAAATTGGGATAGTTATTTTACTAATATTGCTTTACTTACTTCAAGTAGAAGTAATTGTTTACGTAAAAACGTAGGGTGTATAATAGTAAAAGATAATAGAATTTTAAGCACAGGATATAATGGCACACCAAAAGGAATGAAAAATTGCTTAGATGGCGGTTGTGAACGTTGTACAAATATAGATAAATATAAAAGTGGTGAAGGTTTAGATAAATGTATGTGTATTCATGCTGAAGAAAATGCGTTGTTATTTGCTTCTTTTCAAGAAATAAAAGGTGCTACGTTATATTGTACGCATTTTCCATGTTTAAGTTGCGCTAAGAAAATCATTCAATGTGAAATTAAAGATATAGTATATCTAAATGATTATTGTTTTCAGATTGAAGATTTAACAAAAAAAATACTTGATGATGCAAATATTACATTTAGAAAATTTTAATTTACTTTAAATATTGATATTTTTTTAATTGTTTGATTAAAAAATCTTCAATTTCATATTCTTTTACAGTATATGGAACTTCGATTAATACAATTCCGTTATCTTTACACATTCGTTTTTTCAACTCATCTCTATATTTTTGATTATAAAATGCTTCTTTATTTTTATGGAAATACGGTACATATTCGTAATGTTGTTTCCCGTGATATTCTATACCTAATCTTAAATCTTGATTATAACAATCTAATTCTAAATTATATCCACCGTCAGTTACAGGGTTATTCAAGAAATTTGGTCTAATTTTGTTAAATGGTCTACCAAATACTTTTTCTAAAACACGTCGACATTCAGTTTCACCTTTACTATCTCCTCCTTTACGTTTTGTTTTATTTTCTTGATAAGAAGCAGGTAATTTGTAATTATCATAAAAATATGTATTTGACCAAGTTCCTTTTTTTCCTGTAATTTTTTGATATAGCGCACCGATTAAGAAAAATAATAAAAGGCAACAAATAATAATTTCAAAGTTGTATTCATTCCAAAAATCTTTTATTTTATAAAATATTTCAAACATATTTTATAAATACTAATAAAAAAAAATTTTACTTTCTTTTATTCTTGATGAAAAAAAATATTATCAAAATTATTATAATAAGAATCAAAATTAAAAATATAATCATATCTACAATATTCGGTAAATTATAAGTATACAAAATATCATCAATAGATTGAAACATCTTTACAATCCATATCGATTCATGTGTTACCAAAGTTGTTTCCTTTAAATCATTTTTTCGTAAGATAAGATTTGAAACTATTTTCCCGCTTTCAACTGCCGATTCCATAGACCATATATTTATCGATGTTTTCGTATGTGCGCCTCCTATGTAAAAATTTTGATAATTTGTTTTTTGTTCAGGTCTATATTTTTCATTAAAAACGTTATTTACCCATTTTTTATTTGTAGATTCTAATTGTTCGTCAATATATACCCATTCATCATAAATTTCAGCAGAAATAATATTTTCTTTTATATTACCTTCATTTTTTAACAAATCTATTAAACTTTTAGAATCAAAAATTTGTTTTATAATTTCTGTAATAAATTGTTCACGTGTTAATTCGATTCCAGATTGCGGAAAAATACAAGTTCCACTCCATAAACTTTTAACATTCTCGCCTAAATTTACATTTTTAGACCAATGTTCATCTTGTGGATAAAATGTAATATTGAATGGAGAGTCGATAATAACAAATGCATTTTTATCTTTTGGAAAATTAATTTTTTTATTAAAAGCGATATAAAATCCGATTTGATTGTTTATAGTTTTTAGAGATAAATGTTGTTCGTACAAATTATCCATTTTTGAATTTTTGAATATTTCAATCGATTCATAAGGATTAATACAAAGACAATATTCATCTGATTTTATAATTGTTCCATCGGATAAAACAGAAGAAACGATATTTTTATCTTCATAATTTAATTTTACCAATTGTTTTCCAAATTCAAATTTAACACCTTTAGATTCTAAATATTCTTTCCAAGGGTCAAACCATGCTTCTGATGTAGGTTTCATCATGACTTTCCATTCAATACTTTGTTTATAATTTTGTTCGACAAAATAAACAAAATGTTCAAGACTAATAGTGTTAAAATCGAAACCAAAGCCAGGTCCGGAAATTCCATACATTAAATAATTATAAGTGTCTTTTGATACTTTATCTTTAATATATTCTAAAAAATATTGTTCGAACCAATATTCTCTTCTTTTATTACTTAATAAACATTTACTGAAAATGTAGAAAAGATATGGATAATCGTAAAATGATATTCCTAATTTTTGTTGTTTATCATTTTGAAGATATAGAAAATTTAAATTTTTATCGGATAAATTATCAAAAACTGTCGCTCGTGGTTCGTATTCTTCAGAAATTGATTTTAATTTACCAATTTTATATTTTTCTAAAGTTTTCATTACACGTTTGTTATTATTGTGCCAGTTAACGCTATATTTACTCCATATTTTTTCTAAATTATTACCACCTGCATTCATAATGATATTTCCTCCAGGGTGAGAAGAGATAAAAGAGGTTATATCGTAAACATTGTTTTTGTAATAAGTCCATAAACTATCTTTAGATGTATGTTTTTTGATTTCTTTTAAAGAATATTCATTTTCATAATTTTCTTTTATTGGGATTCGTTTCATAATATCAAAAGTGTTGTGATAAAATTTGCCATATCCACGCCAAGAATGTTCAGAAGGAATAAAATTATTGTTTCTTTTACTTTTTGCCATTCCGCCTAAAGAATTGTCTTTTTCATAAACAGTTACATCAAAACCTTTTTCAACTAATTCGTGAGCAACTGTCATTCCAGCAATTCCACCACCAAAAATTGAAACAGTTTTTTTCATTTCTTTATAAAATAAAATTTATTTTTTGTTAACAAATTTTTAACAACTTTGTTAAAAATTATGAATTATTTTTTATACAATTTCGATTTACTTCGTCTTTTACTATTACGTTTACTTCGTCTTTTACTTCTTCGTTTACTTCGTCTTTTACGTTTACCATCGTTTTCTGAACCTATTAAAAAATCACCGATACTTATAAGATTTGGTGCATCTATTGACACTAAAGAAGTACAATTTTCAAAAGCATTTTCACCGATACTTATAAGATTTGGCGCATCTATTGACACTAAAGAAGTACAACCATAAAAAGCACCTTCATCAATACTTGTAAGATTTGGTGCATTTATTGAGACTAAAGAAGTACAATTTTCAAAAGCATTTTCACCAA